TTCCATGCCATAATCATGCGAATACCCTTACCAGTTTCGTTTGGATAAGGCACTCCCTCTCCATGAAACAGGTCAGCGTTGTTACGCACTTTCCCAACATCCATATGGACGCGACTTGTGGCCTCAATCCCAAATGCCACATGAGTGACAAAAGGAACGCCAGCCTTGACACAAGCAGACAGGCGGTTCTGACCGTTCATCAAGATACCCTTCTTTGAAAACTGAAGAGTATCTCCTGTCAGCGACCAGTTGCCAGTTGCCATATCATTAGCGTAGCGCTTGATGTTCTTTGGCTTCTTTGTCCGATTGTTGATGTTGAGGTTTTCAAGAACATACGATGCGAGTTCTGGTGAAAACTCGATAATGCGTGTGTTCTCAGGTGGGTTTGAAATCAACGAGGATAAACTAGATTTCTGCTCGTCAAGTTTCATGTTGGCACTTACGCGCCTCTTTTTCGATACCTTATTCATAGGTATCACCTTGCCTTTCTCCCCAGTCCGTTTGTAGGGGGATTAGGTTGCCTTGCCCAAGGGCGTTCATGTCTCCCAGTGGTGGGCAATCCACAGGAAATTTGTACTAATCGTATAAATAAAAAATAAGTAGAGAGGGGCGGCACATGACAAACCGCCCCCCTCAAG